AAGACAGACATGGGGCGTGAGATTGTGAAGGTCGCACTGGAATGTGTGAAGTTGTTTGACAACAAGCAACTGGACTACGGGAGTTCGAATATTGCGGCCTCTGGAGAGATAGGTGTGGCTGTTCGGATTCAAGACAAGGCGAGTCGGATGCGCCACATAATACTTAAAGGGATGTGTGGAGACGCTGGTGTGAGCAACGAACCCTTGGAGGATTCGTACCAAGACACGGCTAATTACGGCATGATTGGGATGTTGTTGAATCGTAAAATCTGGAAGTAGTGGCCTTCACCCCCACAGAACACCCGGTCTTGGTGGTTCCCTCGCAGGAGAAGATGCGGGAGTTTGCCGACCGTGGGCCGGAGGGGCTGGACGAATTGGCCCGCGCGCTGGAAAAGCGCGAGGAACTAATCCGCTTGGAGAAAAACGACCCCTACCGCTACGGGTTCGAACCCCCGAACTGGGATGACGCGGACAAGTTGTGGGAGGGCGTGGGGGAACTGCTAATCCAAGGAGGTAACCGCGCTGGAAAATCCGAGTATGCGGCGAAGCGGATCGTCCAAGTGATGACGGCTAAAAAGGGCGCGAAGGTGTGGGTTTTGGGTATGACCGCGCAATCCAGTATCCGAGATCAGCAGCAACTCGTCCACAAGTACATCCCGGCCGAGTGGAAGAACATTAAGAAGGGGAAGGTGCAGAACGTCAGTTTCAGCCAGAAAAATGGCTTCACCGAAAACACCTTCATCCTACCCAACGGCTCCCAGTGTTGGTTTATGAATTATTCGCAGGAGATGCGGGTGATTGAGGGTGGAGAGGTGGACATGATCTGGTGCGATGAGCTTGTGCCAATCACGTGGGTGGAAACGCTTCGATTCAGATTGGTAACCCGCGCTGGCAGCCACAAGTTATCCGGCCGCCTCCTAATCACCTTCACCCCGGTGGACGGGTACACACCAACCGTTAAGGAATACTTAAACGGTATGGACATTTTGGAGACGAGGCCGAGTCCGTTATTGCCGAATAATGTAAACGTGGGTGGTTGCCCTGTGGGGCGTATGCCGTACACGGCGAAGAACCGGAAGGACAACGGGCGTATTATCTGGTTCTTCACGGCCATGAACCCGTACAACCCGTACTTGGAGATGGTGAAAACCTTGAAGGGGGAAACCAGTATTCAGGTTAAGTTACGGGCGTACGGGTATGCAGAAAACCTGACGGGGAACCAATTTCCAAAATTCTGCCACGTTCACATATTGGACGCGGACAAGATACCGGCGGGCACGAACTATTTATCGTCCGACCCCGCGTGGAACCGGAACTGGTTTATCCTCTGGTTGCGGGTGGACGAGAAGGGGCGCAAGTACATTTACAGAGAGTGGCCCGACCGCGATACTTTTGGGGAGTGGGCAATCCCCGGCGAGAAGGCAGACGGGGCAATTGGCCCGGCGCAAAGCATTGGTGGCGGACGCGGCGTGGATGAAATTAAGGAATTAATTACCGAACTGGAAAATGGCGAGGAAATTGAGGAGAGATACATCGACCCCCGTGCGGGCGCGACACAGGCTGCCGGGCGGGAGGGCGGTACGTCGATTATTGATTTGTTGGCGGAAGGGGATACCCCGATGTATTTCAGTCAAGCGGCCGGAATCTCGGTGGCTAACGGGCTAACCATCATCAATGATTGGCTCAACTACGACCAGAGTTCCCCGGTGGACGTAATGAATGAGCCTAATCTGTATGTTAGTCGGGATTGCGGGAACTTAATTTATTCCTTGCAGGAGTGGACAAATCGGGATGGGGAGCGCGGAGCTTCCAAAGACCCTGTGGACACGTTGAGGTATCTGGCCGTGATGGAACCCATCCACGTTACGGCCGAGACATTTGCAGGAACAGGAATTCGGGGGTATTGATGATTCCGGCTTTGCCATTACTGTTGACGCCGAGTCAGGCTGAAGACCTGACCGGGTTGGAGCGTAAGTATTTGGCCGATTTGGCCAAGGCCGGAAAGGTGAAAATTTACAGAACTACTGGTAACCACAGGCGATATTATAAATCGTCTTTATTGGAGTATTTTAATCATGGAAACAAATGATGAGATGGCACGGGCGAATGACACGCCCGATGTGAGAGAGTTAGCGAAGGAGTATAACCGTTCTTTGAACGAAGGCTATTCCTTGGAACGAGTGGCCGAACTGGATGATGTGCGGTTCACTAGATGGGCGTCACAGAGTGATGACGGGAAGAAGCATGATGCGAACATGAAGGAGGGGGCACAGGCATTCCCGTGGGATGGCGCGAGTGACACCCGCATCCCCTTGGCCGATTCCATCATAAACGACACGGTGGATATTTTGTCCACGGCTTTTAGCCGGGCGACCTTGAAGGTTGGCGGCACGGAGATTAAGGACGCCGAAACGGCTTCTGTTGCGAACAACTTAATGCGGTGGCAGATGGACACGAAGTTGTACCACACGCTAAACCGTGAATCCGAACTACTCGCCCAATACGGCCAGCAATATGGGTGGAGTGCTTTGTTCGTGGGTTGGGAGCAAAAGAGTGCTTTGAAGCCTCGCGCGATCACGATGGACGAGATCATGCAGATGGCGGATCAGATGGAGGAGGGAAACCCGTTGAAGGATTTGCCGGAACTCATTATGGACGCGGAGCAGGAGGGTGTTGTGGTTGGAATTTTACAAGCGCAGTTCCCCGGTCTGGAGGCGAAGGAAGCTAGATCGGCCATTCGCGATTTACGGAATGACGGGCAGACAGAAATACCGGAGGCGTACATCGCGGTGAACCAGCCAACCATTGTGGCGTTGAAGCCGTGGGAGGAGATTTCGTTTCCACCCGAAACGGTGGACTTACAGTCGGCCCGTGTGATTTTCCGCCGGACATTTTTGACCGAGGCCGAGTTGCGGGCGAAAGTGGTGGACGAAGGTTGGGACGAGGTGTGGGTGGAGGAAGCTGTTAAGACGGCTGGTCGATCCAGCGAGTTCCACGATTTTAGTCAATCTGTTACGGACTTGACGTTGAACGAGTCTTTGACCATGTACGACAACCTAATTGAGGTGGTCTATGCGTACAGTCGGCAGGGCGACAAGAACGGAGTGCCGGGAATCTACTTCACCGTGTTCAACCCGATCATGTCGATGCACACCAGTGGCGATGAGTTGTATGCCAAGCACGAACTACTGGACTACATCCATTGCCGGTATCCGTTTGTGGAATACCGCCGGGAGCGGTTGAAACGCCGCGTCACGGAGAGCCGTGGAGTGCCGGACATTTGCCGAACGTGGCAGAACGAGATCAAGACGCAGCGGGACTCTATTTTTGATTCGACTAGTTTTGAGACGCTGCCGCCCATAATGGTGAGCAAGCGGATCGGGGTGGCGAACAAGATTGGCCCGGCTGTTCAGTTGCCGGTGACCAAGCCGGGCGAATACGAGTTTATGAATCCGCCCGCCCGAACCCCGAACACCGCGCTTAACCTAATCGACATTGTGGCGAGACAGGCGGACGAATATTTTGGCCGGGCTAACGCAGGTATTCCAGCTACGCAGACCCAGCTAAAACAGCAACGCTTTGTTAACAACTGGTTGACTGTGTGGACGGAGGCGTACCAGCAGATGTTCCAGTTGAGTTTGCAGTTTTTGTCGCCGGAAGAAATCCAGCGGATCACTGGAACTAACTCGATCCCCGAAAGCGACATGATGCAGTTTGACTTTGTTTTGAAGTTCGATGTGCGGGAACTGGACACGGAGTATGTCAACACGAAGTTGGCGAGCATCGCGCAGTATGTTGTGCCACAGGATGTTGGTGGAGTGTTGGACAGGAACAAGTTGGTGGAGATGATCACGCGCTCCATTTCACCGGACATTGCAGAGGAACTGGTGACCGACAAGACCACAGCCTCCCAAAAAATGTACGAGGACGTAAAGGCCGATGTTAGTGGGATGATGTTGGGGATGGAACCGCAATATGTGGAGAACGACCCGGCGGCGCAGACCAAGATGCAATACGCGCAGGAAATTGTTGGGCGCAACCCGAAAGCACAACAGGCGTTACAGGGCGATGAATTGTTCGCACAATTGTTTGAGAACTACTCCAAGAATCTCCAGATGTCGGTGATGCAGCAGCAGAATGCCCAGATAGGACGGATCGGGGTTAACCAGATAACATGAACCAGAATCTAGCACCTTTTCAGTTCGACAATAGCGTCTTATGGGATGCGGTTCTTGACAATATGGGAGCGGCTGTGGAGGTGGAGACTTCACAGGCAATTGCCGGGGAAACGCTGGGTGAAGAACGAATTCATCAGTGTGGAAGAGCAGCCGGACTGTCGGACTTCATGGCGCACTTGGTTCATTTAAGGGAAACCGCGCGCAGTAGTTTGAATTAAAAACCGAACGAAACCCCCCACACCCGTCCACAACCCCCGCGTTTGTCCGATTTCCTTTCGGTGACCGGGGGTTTTCTGCGTCTATAGCGAGTAAGAGGTTCTGCGGGCCTCTATAAACATCCCCTGTTTGCCCCCTTGCCGGGCTTAAAAATTGCATGAGTGAAAACAAAGTAGCTGAAGGTGATAGCCCTTCAGAATCGACGGAAGCTATTGGAGTCGATCCTAGTCAGGCGACTGACATTGATGGGTTGGCGGGGCAACTGGAAAGGTTGTTGACCCCAGAACCGGAACCAGCACCGGCCGCCGAAGAATCGGTGGATAACGCGGAAAGTGAGGAGTCTCCTCCCGAAGGATCGTCGAGTGACGAACAACCGGAGGAAGGAGAAGCCGAAGAAGTTCTTTCTCAAACTGAATCAGAAGATTCTGCGGAAGTTGAACCGGCAGCAGACGCCGATCCTCCCAGCCCCCAAAAAGGGCTGTTAAAGAGAATCGACAAATTAACTGCAAAACGCCGTGTTGCTGAAGGCAGGGTGGATGATCTGGAATCGGAGGTTAAAAGCCTACGGGAGCAGTTGGAGTCCAAGGAGGAATTGCCTGAACTGGCCAACATACCAAGCTCGAATCCATACAGTAACTTGACATCGCAAAGAGCGGTGGAAAAGGAAATGGAAAAAGCGGATGAAATCTTGGAATGGTGTGAGGATAACCCAGATGGGGCGATTGTTGAAAAGGGCGGCGACGATGATATTGAATACTCGGCGGATGATGTGCGAAACATAAAGCGCAATGCCCGCAAATCCATTAAAAAACATCTCCCCGAACGGCTTGATTATTTACGGGAGGAATCCCAAGTAAATGACCAAGTGGACAAAGTGTTCACATATTGGAAAGACCGAAGTTCCGTTGGGTATCAAGAGGCACAAGACATCTTGAAAAACCGACCGGAAATCAGAACCCACCCAACGTGGAAAGCGGATGTGAGTATATTCCAACTGGGATTACAAGCATACAGGGAAATGGTAAATAACCCGAAAAGTAATTTATCCAAACCTAAAGCTAAAGCACCCGCCCAACCCTCCACACCTACATCTGCCCCAACACAGGCCAAACCCGCTGCTGCCCGTTCAGCTTCCGCTAGGAAATCCTTTGATTCGTCTAGAGATGAGGACTCTCTGGCAAACGTAATTTTAAACGATTACTTGTAATACTGGGTATATAAATACCCGCAGATAAGAAAGATATAATCATATGGCAGTTCTATTAGAAACTGGTTACAACGCCATCCAATCGGGTGGTCGTGAGGATTTGTCTAACTTGATCTCCAATGTCGATGCTAAATCTACTGTTTTTTCGTCTCTTGCGAAAAAAGGGAAGAAGCCCGGCAATGTGGTGATGGGGTGGCAAATGGATAAGTACGAGGCCGCAGTTAACACTGGTATATTTGAAGCGACAGACGTTGTAACAGGTGACTACGTTAACCCCGGCGTCAATCGTAAGTTGATGCAGAACTATGTGCAGATTTTTCGGCGCACGTTCCGCATTTCGAATCTCGCAGATGAGGTTCAGGTTGTTGCTGGCGTTAAGTCGGAACTCGCGAATGGTATCGCCAAGAAGTTGGTTGAGATCAAGCGCGACATGGAGTTGGCGTTCTTGGGTAACACGGACGCAGACGCGGAGAGTGGGAGTCAGAACCCGTACATCACAAAAGGTTTGGGGAGTTTTCTCCATGCGTCTGGAACAAACACATCCACGGATGATTTTGTACCGACCGGGTTTTTGTGTCCGGGGGATTCAATCAGCACCGCAACTTCGGCGGCTCTTACGGAAGGCAACGTGCAGGATGTGTTGAAGAGTATCTACAACACTACCGGCACGATTCGTGACTACGATCTGCTTATTGGCCCGACCTTGAAGCGTTCGTTCACGAACTTCACGCAATCGCACACGGCAGTTGCCGCGACAGAAGCAGATAACCAAATTGCGGTTAAAACCTTCAATCAAGCGGCAAGTGAGAGGTCGTATATCAACGTGATCGATGTGTTCGAGGGTGATTTTGGGCGACTTCGCCTACACCCCACCGTTCACATAAGCACGACTGCGACCACGGGTTCTAGCGCGGCCAAGACCACGCACGCTCAAACTGTTACGCTCGCGCCTTTCAAGGGATACGTCATCCCGTTTGACAAGGCTGAAATCCGTTATGGCAAACTGCCACAGATCAAGGAATTGACTGATAATGGCGGTGGCCCGGCGAGGTTGATCGAGGCAATGGCCGCACTGGTGATTCACAATCCCAGCGCATACGGGTTCTTTAACGGATCATCGTAATAATGTACGCCCCAGAGGGATTATCAGACGAAATGTCTGCCCTTGTGGCGGCGAATTTGAAGGGGCGGTTGGCTCGCGAGTATCAAGGCTCGCGGGTCAACCAATCCTCCAATATCGCAACCCAAGCGCGAGACGAGTCGAAGCACTCTGCAATAGGAGAGCAGAAAGCTAGAATCGACGCGACTTCCTACCATCATTGGGGGCAGCGATTGGGTTATGAATGTTGGAATGACCGCAAGTTTATGAAAGAATACTTGCGTGACAATCCAGAGAGCCGGGTTAAGTCCGTTAGTGGAAAGACCCAAACAGGATATGGGGGCAAAAAGCCACATGGGTATTACGATACCCCACGAGGCCGCGTCACCTATCGAAAAGTTTTTGGCCCAAACGAGCGCGTTGAGATAGATGCGAACGCTTAAATTCAGTAATGTAGTTTACGGAGTAGCGCAGTTGGCCGGTCTTGACCGGGACAATTTACCCGGCCATTTTTTTAAGCAAGTCCGGGACTTGGCGAACCCCCGCATGGCCTTGGCGTGGGAAACCGAATATTGGCCCGACCTTTTACGAATTTCAGAGCTTGCCGTTACAACCACTAGTGACGTAAGCACAATAGCCTACCCGACCGATGCTGGAGAAATATTGGAGATCTACAGTAAGAATCCTAGAAAAACCACTCTTCATTCTAGTGTGGGTTTTTTATTGTACGATGATGGTACTGATAGCGACACTAATTCTGGTAAAACAGCTACTGTGTTCACTACGACCTCGCCGCTTTATGTCGAGTACCGAATCGCCCGACCGGAATTAAGCGGGGATTCTGGATATAATGCTTCCACGACGTATGTGGACGGCACACAAATTTACTACCCGACCACCGGCCACTTTTACACTCGCAAGAATCAGAGTGGTTCGGAAACAGGAGTTGCCCCAACTGTAACAGCCGATTGGGACAAAGCATTAGTGCCAAAAATTTTTGAGAATTACTTAACCCGTGGAATTTATGCGGATTACTTGAGAGCAAACGGGCAGCCCGATATTGCGGCTGTGGAAGATCGAAACGCCGAGGGGGTTATCCTGCTGGAGGCGGACAAGATTTATAGGCAACAGGGTCAAATTAGAAGAACAAGTGTTTTAGGATATTAAATTATGAAAGTACGAGCAGTAACAGGCGCAAGAACAATCACTTCTCCAGCTAACGGGGGAGCCACGGTTCTTTCAGACACTTCATCAGTTACCTTGATGGCGGCTTCGGATTATCGCAAATCGTTTTCTGTCACAAATCAAGGCACAACGATTGTATATGTTAAACTAGGGGCATCAGCGACCTCATCTTCGTGGCACTACATATTGCCGGGGGGCGGGGCAACTGACGATGGGAATGGTGGGTCTGTAAGTATAGATGGTTATGTTGGACAAGTTACGGTTTGTTCAGCAAGTACAGGCCGGGTTTCCTATGTAGAGTTCGGGTAAAATAAGGAGAATTTAAAATGGGAGCATCAATTACTTCTCCTAGAGCCATCAGGGCGCAGGGGATTACGATAGAGAACGAACCCATCATCAAGTCGGATGGTGCTGGCGAAATGATGCAATGGCAACCGTCTGACGGCGGTGCGGATGGTGTCTTCATTACGGAAACTGGTAGTGTAGCCGGTTTGCAGTTGGGGATTGGTGTCGCTACGCCTTTATCTCCCTTGGAGATTTTATCCAATATTGGGGCGTTACACACCAACACGGACTATGACGGGGTTACAATAACAAGTGCCGTTGCATCCGAGGCATCACTTATTTCTTTCAGACCCGCCAACGCTGCTGGTCAGGTAGCAAATGTGGCGAAGATTGGTGCGATTAGTGAAGGTTCATCAGGCGTATACAATGGAAATTTAGTTTTTAGCACCAGAACGAGCAGTTCGATGGTTGAACGGATGCGAATCACCTCGACCGGCGCAGTCACCATCCCCGGCACAGTCACAATCGGCAGTCTGGACATTGGCCACGGTTTGAGTGGCAATTTAGACAGCACGGCGGTTGGTAAAGATGCGCTGGATTCAAACGCAACCCACATAACAACTGGTGCGCTTCGCAATACAGCCATTGGTGCTAGTGCGCTGACTGCGCTAAACAATGACGCTGCTGATGACAATACGGCAGTTGGCGCGTATTCAATGGATGCAATGACAGGCGCTGGTCAAGATAATGTGGCCGTAGGTTCGTATTCATTATCAACAACTGTCGACGGCGACAGCAATACGGCAGTTGGCGCGTATGCGCTTTGGAGCGGCGATTGTGCCGATGACAACACGGCAATTGGCAAACACGCACTCAAAGCATTCACCGGCAGCGAAGCAACAGCAGTAGGCAGTGGTGCAGCAGACATAGCCGGTAGTCAGACATATTTAACAGCCATCGGTAAAGATGCTTTAGGCGCAGCAACGTCCGGTAACTACAACACCGCTGTCGGTCACACTTCTTTAGCCGCAACCATAAATGGCTACAACAATACGGCTGTTGGCAGCAGTGCTTTAGGTACTGCGGATTGTGGCAATGAAAATACCGCAGTTGGCAAAGACGCACTTAAAATATTTACCGGCGGTTCTGCAACAGTCGTTGGTAGTATGGCAGCAGTCGCCGCAACAAATGCAGGTTATTTGACTGCGGTTGGTTACAATGCCGCAGGTGCTTTAATCGGCGGAACTGGCAATACATCGGTTGGTGCTTTTTCTTTATACACCAATTTAACAACCGGCAATTACAACACAGCCGTTGGTCACGCTGCTGGCCAAGATGTTTACGGTGGGTCTAACACGCTTATTGGCCGGTATGCTGGCATTTACGCAAGTAACACAAATTCTTGTATTGCGATTGGTAACACTGCGTTAGCTGGGCCAGCACCGTTTACTG